TGATAACAGATTTTATGCTACATCAAATTTACAAGCTGGAAATAGATATGTTACTATTCCATCTGATTTAAGATTTATTCGATATGCACAATTAACTGATGCATCAGGTAATCAAGTATTTTTAGAAAAAAGAGATACATCATTTATGGCTGAATATTATAATACACCTGGAACTCAATCAGGACTTCCTAAGTATTATGGTAATTGGGACGCTAATTATTGGGTAGTATCACCTACTCCAGATAGCACTTATTTAATTACATTAGCTTATACTAAGCAACCTACTAGCTTAACAGATTCTTCTGTTAGTGCTTCAGGAACATATCTATCTAATAAATATCAGGATTTACTTTTGTATGGATGTCTGGTAGAAGCATATGGATACTTGAAAGGTCCTGCAGATATGTTACAATACTATGAAGGATCTTTTCAAAGAGCTTTACAATCGTACGCGATCGAACAACAAGGTCGTAGACGCCGGGATGAATGGCAAGATGGGGCCATTCGTACTCCACTTAAATCTGAATCACCATCAAAATACTAAGGAGATAAAACATGGCAAATATAGTACCTGACTCTTTTAAAACAGACCTACTTGGTGGGGTGTTTGATTTTGATTCGGCTGGATCAACTTTCAAATTAGCACTCTATACATCATTGGCTGGTTTTAGTACGGCTACTACTGCATATACAACTACTAACGAAGTTCTTTCGGCTGGTACAAACTATACTGCAGGTGGTAATACTTTAACTAATAATGGTGTAGCAATATCAAGTAACATTGCATACGTTGACTTTGCAGATTTGACTTTTCCATCTGTAACTTTAACAGCAGTAGGTGCTCTGATTTATAAGGGAACAAGTAATGAAGCTGTATTAGTTCTAGATTTCGGTGGATCAAAAACTGCAACTAACGGAGATTTCGTTATTCAGTTTCCAACTGCTGATTCTTCTAATGCAATCATTAGACTTGGCGACGCATAATAATTATAAGGAAAATTAAAAATGGCGTTAGTTGTAAACGATAGAGTAAAAGAAACTAGTACGACTACTGGTACGGGTTCGTTCACTTTGGACGGAGCGGTAACTGGTTTCGAAACTTTTTCTTCTGCTATTGGAAATACCAATACGACTTACTATGCAATCGCTTTACAAGGCGGTTCAGAGTTTGAAGTTGGATTAGGTACGGTAAGTGCTGGAGTAATTTCCAGGGATACTGTATTGTCTTCTTCTAATAGTGACGCTCTAGTCAATTTTTCAGCAGGGACTAAAGATGTATTTTGTACATTACCAGCTAGTAAAGCTGTTTATAAGAATGCATCAGATATAATAGAAGGAGTACCAAGCAACGGCTTTGTGATTGCAATGTCAATCGCCTTGTAGTATAAGGATTAAATTATGGCACAAAATTTCAGAAATTACTTAACACAAAACACAGGGACATCGGCGGTTGATGCTTTAGGCGCTCCTGCAAATAGTTATGATACTTTAATTAGTGTTAGAATGGCTAATACAACAACTTCGACTATTCAAGTTGATGCTTACATTAAAAGATCATCAACTGATTATTATTTAATTAAAAATGCACCGATCGTATCGGGTGGATCATTAGAACTTATTGATGGAGGCTCGAAGATAGTACTTGCTTCAGGAGATCAGCTGTATGTTAAATCAGACACTGCTTCTTCTTTAGACACTATCGTTGGCGCTGTAGATGATATAAGTACATAGGAGGAATCATGGCTTATTTAGGAAACGCTCCCAAACAAAATCTAAACACCATGAATTCTCAACAATTCAATGGTGATAACACTACTACTAATTTCGTATTAAACCAACCGGTAGGAAATACTGCAGAACTTGAAGTCTACGTTGGAAACGTTAGACAAGATCCATTTTCCGCTTACTCAATATCAGGTGGTACCACTTTAGCTTTCTCAGCGGCTCCTCCAACAGGAACTGCAAACATCTATGTGGTCTTTCAAGGCAAAACTTCAGGAACTATTGAACCTGGACAAAACAGTATTCAAGCAGGAATGATTTCTGCAATCAATGGTGGTTATAAAAATTTAGCAACAATTTCAGAAGCAATTACAGTTCCCGCAACAGATAATATGATGATGTGTGGTCCAGTTGCTTTCACTAATACAGTAACAGTAAACGGAACTTTAACGGTAGTATAATATGGCAACATTATTTGTAGATAAAATAGACCCACAATCAGGAACTAGTTTAGAGATAGGTAGTTCTGGGGATACGATTACTATTCCAAGTGGAGCGACTATTGTAAATAGTGGAACGCAAACAGGATTTGGTGGAACTATGACACCAGCTTTTGAAGCTATTAATAACACAAATCAAAGTATGTCTAATAACACTTATACAAAAGTAACTTTTGGCACAGAGAATTTAGACACAGATAATTGCTTTACATCAAGTAGATTTACTCCAACAGTAGCTGGTAAATATTTTGTTTATAGTACACTTACTATTCAATGCGGTGCAAATGTAGGTCACGCTGGACACATACAAATTAGGAAAAATGGTTCAGCAATATTTTTATCTCAATCAAACGATTATCCTAACACTACAATGAACATTTTTAGTATATCAGCTAGTGCTATAGTGGAATTAAATGGTTCTACAGATTATGTAGAAATTTACGGATTAGGTGAAAATAGCAGTGGAACACCAACAATATTGGGTAATGCAAATGGTGAATCTATTTTTGGTGGATACAAAATTATAGAATAATATTATGGGAACAATTAAAACAACAAATATAGAACCAATCGCGGACAACGGCACAGTAACCTTGGGTAGTTCTGGGGATACAATTACTATACCTTCTGGTGTAACTATTACTAACAGTGGAATAATGTCTGGACAAAACTATCCAGCTTTTGAAGCAAGGTTAAATACCAATCAGTCTATTTCTAATGCCTCAACAACAATAGTTATTTTTGATACAGAAGTATTTGATACAGATAGTGCTTACGATACAGTTACAGGATATTTTACTCCTCAAGCAGCAGGAAAATATTTTATTTATGTTAATTTAAGGAGTGATTCAACTGGTACATTCACAGCAGACCCAAGAATAAAAAAAAATAACTCTGATATATTAGCAGATAATCAATATATCAATGGTGGTGCTGAAGCAAATTTTATGGCAACCATTATTGATTTAAACGGCACTACTGATTTTGTTAATGTAACTTATTATCAAAATTCAGGTAGCACAAAAAATATTGTAGGTGCTTCTGATGTAAAAGTTACATATTTTGGTGGATACAGGATAGGATCATAACATGGCATCAATTATAAAAGCAAACGAACTACAGGACTTTAACGGCAACGCAATCATCACTAGTGATGGTTCTGGAAACGTGACTATTAATGCTGCTGCGATGAAAATGACTCCTCTTTTTGAAGCTGGAATTACGACAGAACAAAATCCAAGTGATAATGTGTTTACAAAAATTAATTTTGATAAAGAAATTTTTGATACTGATGGTGCTTATGATACTAGTAATAAGAGATTTACAGTGCCTTCGGGTCAAGCGGGAAAATATTTTATTTACTCTAATACTACTGCAGGTTCGAATACCAATTCAGACACCATAGATGTTAAATTAGCAATATATAAAAATGGCTCTGCTTATAAAAGAGGATATCAAGATGCTAGAAATAATAATATTAGATATCATCAAGTTTCTGTGGCTGCTATAATGGAATTAGTTGTTGGAGATTATCTTGAAATGTTTATACAAGTTGACCCATCTAGCGGTACAGTTGAAGTTAGAAATCAAAATGATGAAACTACATTTGGTGGATACAAATTAATAGGAGCATAGATTATGGCATTAAGTAAAATAGACGCAGCGAATTTTTTAACAGGCACTATTCCATCAACGAACGTGGCTAACGCTTCTTTATCTAGTGTAACAGCATTACCAGCAGCTATTCCTACTGGTAAGGTTTTGCAAGTTGTTCAAGCAATTAAAACAGATACTACAAGTAGTTCAAGCCAAAGCATGGTAGATATATCTAATTTATCTGTAAACATAACTCCATCTTCATCATCAAATAAAATATTAGTAACAGCTAGTTTTTGTTGGTCAGCAGATATAAATGCTTCTCCAAAATTTCAATTATCTGGTGGAAATACATCTACATATGTAGGAGCTGCTGCTGGTAGTAGACATAGAGTTGCTTATTTTGCAGCAGATGATTATTTTAATGGTGCAACAAATGCTGGTCAAGAAACTGCATTCATGGGATTTTTAAATTATCTAGATAGTCCAGCAAGTACTAGTCAACAGACATATAAATTACAAGGCGAAACAGATGGCAATGGTTCTTTTTATATAAATAGAACTCAAGCAGATGTTGATAGTGCTTCTGAAGGTGGAAGAAGTGCAAGTAGCATAATTGTTATGGAGATAGAAGGATGATTATAAAAGCAATTAAAAAAATTAATCCTAACGCAGAAGTATCTGTAGATGGAGAAAATATAAATAATATTACTTGGTTAAATGGAACAACACCAATATCTAAAGCTGACATAGAAGCACAATTACCTATCGTAGAATTGGATATGGCTATGCAAGATTTAAGAGCTAAAAGAAATAGACTACTAACAGAATCAGATTGGACTATTTTACCAGACTCGCCAATAGCGGATAAAACAGCTTGGCAAGTATATAGACAAAATTTAAGAGATTTAACCGAAGGAATTACAACTAAAGAACAAGCGAATGCGGTTGTATTTCCAACGAAACCATAATATAACAACAAAATAAGGAGGACAAAAACTATGGCATCACTATCAAGCAAAATCAAGAAGTACGCAGCCGACAACGGTGTGGCTTCTGTAGATTTTATGAAAGACGTTATGCTTCAGGATGATTCGAATGGTCAAGGCCCATATATTAAAGAATGGAACCTTGCGATTGCGCAACCGACTGATGCACAACTAAACGCTGTGGACGCTGCTGCTGATCTTGCAGAAAGACAAAATGCAGTAAGAGCTACACGAAGACAAGCTTACGGTGATTTGGGTGCACAGTTAGACATGCAGTATCATGACAATGTTGATGGTACTACTACTTGGAAAGACCATGTAGCCGCTGTTAAAACTGCGAATCCAATCCCAACTGAATAAGGAGGTAATACAAATTGGCTTACGTTGGCAAGGCGCCCCAAACGGGTGCGTATCAGATACTAGACGACATCAGTGGTTCATTCACTGGGTCAACACCAGGTCCGTTTAACTTAACGGTCAATGGGACTGCTGTATCTCCAGGTAACGAAGCGAATTGTATAATTTCTATTTCGGGAGTCATTCAAGAGCCACAATCAGCATTTACGATAACAGGCAGTCAAATTACTTTCACTAGTAATCCAAGTGCCTCTGATACTTTTTTCGGAACTGTTTTAGGAGATGTATTTAGTATTGGAACACCAACAGATGCAACAGTTAGTGCCTCAAGTTTAAGTTCAACTTTTTTTGTAAAGAATAATCAAACATGGTCTAGTATCAATATGACTGGATCAAATAATGGAGCGTTAGTGGGTCCTGTAACGATATCAGGAACCATTACGATTCCATCAGGGAGTACATTTGTAATATTATAATGAGTAAATTAGAAACAAATACTATTGATAATGTATCTGGAAGCAGTACGCTTACGATTGGAGATAGCAATGCTTCAACTATTTCTATTCCAAAAAATATTACATTAGGTGCAAGCGGTACAACTATCACTGTACCTGCAGGTGCAACTATGGTCAATAATGGAACTCAAACTGGTTTTGGTGGAACTAACACTCCAGCTTTTCAAGCATATTTATCTTCAACACAAACAATTTCTGGTTCAATTTGGACTAAAGTTCAATTTAATACTGAAATATACGATACAGATAGTGATTATGATAATTCTACTAACTACAGATTTACACCAACAACTGCTGGTAAATATTTTTGTTACTTTATGGTAAATTCTTCTTGGTCAGGTGGTTCAGGTGGTTATGATTTAAGATCAAAATTTCAAAAAAATGGTGGTAATATTACAGGATATACAGATGCAGAATTAATAGATTTTGGTGATGGTGCTAATATAAATTTAATAGGAACATCAGCTAGTGGATATGCTGTAATAAATTTTAATGGAAGTACAGATTATTTGGAGGTTTATCATAGATCAACAGCACCAACACCATTTATTAGTGGTGCTAGTTATTTTGGAGCATACAAAATTATAGAATAGGATAAATTATGGCAGACGGAACCTTAAAAGTAGGAACAATAACAACTAGCTCTGGATCAGGGACGATTACACTTGGTCAATCTGGGGAGACTATAACTGTACCTAGTGGTGTTACTATGTCAGGAATGGGTAAAGTTTTACAGGTGGTTCAAGGAACTTTTTCAACACAAACTGAATCAACTGCATCCAACTTTGTTGCTACTGGACTAACGGCTGATATAACTCCACAATCAACTTCCAATAAAATTTTAATTTCATATTCACTACCATTAAGAAATGGTGCAAGTACAAATATAAATATAGTATCTAGTATTTTTAAAAATGGTTCTAATCTTTTAGGTTCATTTGGCACTGGTATTTTAAAGACAGATTCAGTTCCTGTTATGGGAATAACAGGAACTAGTTATTTAGATTCTCCATCAACAACATCTTCTACAACTTACGCAGTTTATGTAAATCCTACTAGCGTAACTGCTCAATGGTGTGGTGGAGCTGCTACTGCAACAATAACTTTAATGGAGATAGCAGGATGATTATAGAAGCAATACTTAAAATAAATCCTAATGCAGAAGTAACTGTAAGAGGAGATGATATAAACACTTGTGAAATAGAATGGCATGATGGCACAACTCCAATATCAAAAGAAGATATTGAAGCTATGATACCAACTGTTGAACAAGAGATAGCAGATGCTGAAGCTAAAAAAATAGCTGACAAAGAATCAGCAAATGCTAAATTAAAAGCATTAGGATTAACCGATGACGAAATAGAGGCGTTTAGATCATGACAGCAATTTTAAAAGTAGACACGATACAAGACACAAGTGGTAATAACATTATCAACGAGAATGCGAATACCATTACCATTGGTAAGGCTGGTGATACTACAAATATTGTTGGAACATTACAGAATGATGGTTCTGCTTTAATTAGTGGAATTACAATGGCAGACCAATGGAGATTAACTGCAAATCATACAACAAGTGGAACTATTACTTCAAATTGGGAAAGAGTAGATGATACTGGTTGGGGTGGTATTGGAACTGGAATGACAGAAAGTTCTGGTGTTTTTACTTTTCCATCAACTGGTGTTTATTCAATCAGATTTACTTGTCAAGGTAATACTGTAGATAATGATAATGTTAATGGATATATACAAGTAACTGTAAACAATGCTGATTATAATAGTGTAGCAAGAGCTAATTTTTCTGCAACAGGTGGAGAATTTAACGCATCGTCAACTGAATTTTTATTTGATGTAACTAATGTTACTACACATAAAACTAGAATGAGAGCTGATTCTATTGATGCTGGTTCAAATGTAACTGGTAGCACATCACAAAACGAAACTTTTGTAACATTTGTAAGATTAGGAGATACATAAAATGGATAGAGATTATTTTCAAGAAGCATTACATACTTTTAATAATGGCGACTGGTATGGTTGGAAAACACATGATGATAATGGTAACAAAATTCCTAATGAACATAGAATGTGTTATGAGTGCATTAAAATTATTAAAGATGGTGCAACAATGCCAACTGAAGCAGAAGTAAATGCAAAGATACAAGAAATCAAAGATGAGGAAGTTGCAAAAGAAACTAAAAAAGCATCTGGAATCCAGAAGCTAAAAGATTTAGGATTAGACGACGCAGAAATTAAAGCGTTGATAGGAG